TTGTATGGCAGAAAGATTCTTCGTCCAGAAGCTCTCGTTCAAGCCGTATATAACGCAGCGTAGGGGGATATAAAAAATGGCTACTATAACATCACTTTTACTTCCTGCTACAGGAAACTCTAACAGAGGCCGTATGCCGTATCAGGTTGAACTATCTATTGACCTGACTGCACAAGCTATTGATTGTTCTTCTGGTGACGTAGTACAATGTATTACACTACCAGCGAATACTCATATACTTCATGCAGGTGTTCAAGTTGTAGAATCTGCAACAATGAACACAGGTACAAATGCCACCATAATATTAGGTGCAGCAGACGCAAACGAATACGTTACTGCATTTGATATAGATGGTGCTTCTGACTTAGCATACGCTCCTAGCGTAACTCCTTCAGCAGAAGTTGTTCTTGCTACAGCAGATACACTGGACCTGACTTTTGCAGGTGACGGTGCTACCTTCTCAGCAGGTAAACTTAGAGTTTATGCTCTAATGATGGATGTCAGTGAACAAGGCAGCACATCTGCTGTTGATGTTGACAGAGACTATCTAGCATAATATAATATATGGGGAGGCTGGAATAATCTGGCCTCTCCAACTTTATAACACTGAAAGAATTATAAATGGCAGAAACGTACCTAACTTTAACTAATAAAGTACTTGCAAGATTAAATGAAGTTGAGTTAACATCTACTACTTTTAGTTCTAGTAGAGGTATTCAATCACAAGTTAAAACTGCGGTAAATGAAGCTATACGTTATTTAAATCAAAGAGAACACAACTACCCATTTAACCACGCTACTGAAACTAAAACTTTAACTGCAGGTGTTGTGCGTTATTCATTACCTGCAACAACTAAAGTTGTAGATTACAATACATTTAGAATAGTAAAAGATAGTGACTTGGCAGTTAGCGGAGGCCAACTTTCTATCTTAAATTATAATGATTACATAAGCAAAGCAGTAGAACAAGAAGACGAAATAAATACTACAACTACAAGTACTACACATACTGATAGTGTAACAACTATAACTGTTGCAAGCACTACAGACTTTGACAGTTCAGGTACATTGTATGTAGGTAATGAGCAAATCTCGTATACTGCTATTGGTTCTAGTACTACATTTACAGGATGTACTAGAGGAGCAAACAGTACAACAGCAGCGTCAATAGCTAGTGGAATTACAGTTGCACAGTTTGATAAAGGTAGTGTACCAACTCACATAGTACGAACACCAGATAATAATTATTTACTGTACCCTTATCCTGATAAATCTTATTCTATTAAGTTTGACTACTATACTTTTCCTACTGACATGTCTGCACACGGGGACACAACAACTGTACCTGACAGATTTGCTGCAATAATAACTGATGGGGCAACTGCTTTTGTGTATCAATACAGAGGTGAGTTACAACAATACGGAATAAACTTTGAAAGATTTGAACAAGGTATAAAAAATATGCAGAGTTTATTAGTTAATAGATTTGAGTATATAAGATCTACATACATACCTGCAAAAGGTTATGTAGGAAACTCCAAAACAGTATTAAGAGTTAATTAATGCCTGATCTAGCTCAACTACAACCTTCTGCATTTAATTGTGAAGGCGGCTTAGTATTAAATAAGTCTACGTTCTTGATGCAACCCGGTGAAGCTTTAGAGTTAAGAAACTTTGAACCTGACATTGAGGGTGGCTACAGAAGAATAAATGGTTTCTCTAAATACGTAAGTGCTGTTGTACCGATTACGTCTTCTGAAACAGAAAAAGTTTTAATGGTTGCTTCTTTTGCTGATGTAGTATTAGCAGCTAGAGGTACGAGTATATACAGTGCAACTCCGGGTGGATCATCTTGGACATCAAGAGACTCAGGTAGAACGAGTGCAGGTAAGTATTCGTTTGAACGGTTTAACTTTGACGGCACAGATAAGATAGTTGTTGTTGATGGGGTTAATGCTCCTACAGTATTTAACTCATCATTAGCTGCTACAGATGTAGATACTACTGCTGCAGTAGGAACTAAGTTTGTTGCATCATTTAAAAACCACATGTTTTACGCAGGTAAGTCTACAGCAAAACAAGAAGTAATATTTAGTGTACCTTTTGATGAAGATAACTTTACATCTAGTGATGGTGCAGGTAGTATTAAAGTTGACGACACGATAGTAGGACTTAAAGTTTTCCGTGATGATTTATTTGTTTTTTGTGAAACAAGGATATTTAAACTATCAGGTACATCAAGTTCTAACTTTGCTGTTACTCCTGTTACACGTAACATCGGTTGTATAAACGGAGATACAATACAAGAATTTGCTGGTGATTTAATTTTCTTAGGGCCAGACGGGCTACGAACTATTGCTGGTACTGCAAGGATTGGTGACGTTGAGTTAGGTACAATAAGTTCTAACGTACAGTCTATATTTAATGACAATCTATCTAGTGCATCAGAGTTTGAATCTACAGTAATACCTGACAAGACACAGTACAGGATATTTTTTACTAAAAGTACAGTAGGAGAAGGACAAAGCAAAGGTGTAATTTGTGTAATGAAAGGTCAAAACTTTGAGTTCTCAGAACTTAGAGGTATAAGACCTGCATGTACTGACAGCTTTGTAGATGAAGGAAGTGTATTAGTTTTACATGGTGCTTATACATCGGGTTACATATATAGGCAAGAGTCAGGTAATACTTTTGATGGGGAAGTTATATTTGGGCGTTATAGAAGTCCTGACTTAACTTTTGAAGATCCCGGTATACGAAAACATATGCAGAGGGTTGTGATTAACTATAAACCTGAAGCAGCAATAGATGCAGATTTATTATTAAGATATGACTACGAAGATCCAGATTCAGCTAGACCTGCAGCATATCCTTTAGATTCTGAAGATGTTGTTGCAATTTATGGTACTTCTACTTATGGTGTACCTATCTATGCAGGTGCTTCACAGCCTCTAGTTAGGCAGCCCGTAGAAGGTTCAGGGTTTGCGGTAGCATTAAAAGTACATGACGGTGGGCAGACTGCACCCTATTCACTAAAAGGGTTTCAGCTAGAATATCAATTAGGAGCAAGAAGATAAATGGGTGACACATATACAAGACAGTCCACGTATACTGACGGAGATGTCATAACTGCAGGACACACTAATGACGAGTTTAACCAACTACTAGCTGCCTTTGCTGCTACATCAGGTCACTCACATGATGGCACTGCAGGTGAAGGTGGTATAATAGCTAACTTGCTTAGTAACACTATTACAATAGGTACTGGTGCAGACACAGATATAGTACTTACATTTAATGGTAACACATCAGATGGTGTTCTAACGTGGGATGAAGACTTAGATCATTTTAAGTTTTCCGATGACGTTCTTATTAATAGCACACAAAAACTATACTTCTTTGATGAAGGTGACGAATACATATATGCTTCTACTAATGGTCAACTAGATATTGTAGCAGGAGCAGAAGTACAAATAGTTGCACCTGCTATAGATATAAATGGTAATGTAGATATATCTGGAACACTAACAGTTGCAGGTGCTGTAGACTTTGGTGATGCTGCACTCTCAAATGTAGGTGCAGTTCAACTTGACTCTATATCTGGTGACGCAGACACAGACACTAGCATTACCTTTAGTGGATCTAATGTAATCACTGTTGCCAATGCAGGTACTAACCAAGTTACATTTAACGATGGTAGTATCTCTCCTGTGACTGATTCAGATGTAGACTTAGGTACTACAAGTTTACGTTTTAAAGATGTTTACATAGATAGTGCTACAGTTACAGGTGAAGTTGCAGCAGCTTCGTTAGACATTTCTGGTAACATAGACGTAGATGGAATTACAAACCTTGATGTTGTGGACATTGATGGCGCAGTTGACATGGCTAGTACACTAGCTGTAGCTGGAGTTTTAACTGGTGCGTCTTTAGACATATCAGGTGATATAGACATTGATGGCACAGCTAACTTAGATATTGTTGATATTGATGGCGCAGTTGACATGGCTACAACTTTAGCAGTAGCTGGAAATGTTGACTTTAACGGTGACTTAGATGTAGATGGAACAACTAATCTAGACGTAGTTGACATTGACGGTGCAGTAGATATGGCAACTACTCTTCAAGTTGACGGTGTTGCAACTTTTACTGGTAGAGACATTCATAGTGGTGGTATTACTATTGCTAATGCTGGACAGATTGGTTCTGTTGGAGATGCAGATGCAATCGCCATTGCAAGTGATGGTGTAGTAACACTTACACAAAAATTAATAGGCACAGAATTAGATATATCTGGCAACATAGATGTAGACGGTATAACAAATCTTGATGTAGTAGACATTGACGGTGCGGTAGACATGGCTACGACTTTAGCAGTCGCTGGAAATGTAGACTTTAATGGTGACTTAGATGTAGACGGTACTACTAACTTAGATAATACAGATATAGATGGTACACTTGTCGTTGATGGATCTAACATATCATTAGACAGTACATCTACATTAAACATTGATAATTCTAATACAACAAATGGTATTACCATAGGTACTGCAACCTCTGGTGTACCTGTATCTATTGGTCACAGTACATCTGAAACTACAGTAAATGATAATTTAACGGTTACAGGTGATTTTACTGTTAACGGCACAACTACTACAGTTGCTACA